AACTCAACCTTTACCTTTTACAATTTTATCGTTATACCCAAGATTACAAACAAATGATGGATAATATGTTATATATAGTACCTTATACAAAAGAACATGGAAAAATAATATTATCATATCAAATGAATCATAAAATATTAGAAGCAGATAGACATTATATTAATGTTGAAGGTGATGCTATGAATTTAGAAGAAGATAATTTAGCTTTTACAGGTATGGTAAATAATAAACCTATCTTTGCCGCAGGTATGAAAATGATTTGGGGTCAAGTTGCAGAAGGCTGGGTTATAGCATCAAGTGATATGTGGAAATATCCTTTAGGTGTAGCTAAAGCAATTAAAAAAGATTTTGCTAGAGTTGCAAAAGAACATAATATAAAAAGAGTTCAAACTGCAATTAGAAAAGATTTTACTCAAGGTCAAAGATTTGCAGAATGGTTAGGTTTGGAGAACGAAGGTTTAATGAAACATTATGGTTTTGATGGCACAGATCAATATAGATATGCGAGGATTTTTTAATGAGTTTTGTATTTGATATTGCAGCAGCAGGACAACAATCTGCACTTGGTAAATATAATCAACAAGTTTATAATAGAAATGCTCTTGTAAAAGAACAAGAAGCTGAAGCAATAAAAAAACAAACTGAATTTGATATTGCTAAATTTGATCAACAATTTGAACAACTAACAGGACAAACAAAAGTAGCTACATTAAAATCTGGTGTAGAATTATCTGGAAGTGCTTTAAATATTTTAAGATATAATGCTGAACAAGCAGAAGTACAAAAAGATGTAATGGAATATAATTCTCAAGTTGCTCAATCAAGAAAAATGGAAGAAGCAAACTTTGCAAGAATACAAGGAGTTATTGCAAGAAGAGAAGGTAAAATTGCTGCACTTGGTTCTTATGCTAGAGCCGGATCAAGTTTATTAAACATAGGAACTGCTACAGGATTTATAGGTAAAGGATAAATATTATGAGAAATTATAAATCAGAATATGCTAATTATCACTCTACTACAAAACAAAAAAAGAATAGAGCTGGTAGAAATGGTGCAAGAAGAATTATGAAAAAAAAATTTGGTAATAGTATATTGGGTAGAGATGTGGATCACAAGGATAGAAACCCAAGAAATAATAGCAAAGGTAATTTAAGACTACAATCTAAATCTTCTAATAGATCAAGGAATAAATAATGCCTAAAATACCTACATTTACATCCGAAGCTAGACCTACAGCACAAGCTGCTAGTGTTGTATCTAATATAAAAATACCTTTAAATCAAACTGTAGCAGGAGCATTAGGACCATTAGGTAAAGCTGCTGAAAATTATTATATAAAAGAAAAACAAATTGAAACTAAAGTACAGGCGGGTGAATTAACTGCAGATGCAACTGTTGAAGTTTTTAATGCAGCTTCAGAAGCAGAATTAAAAAATACACCGCAAGAAGGAATAGATTATTTTAATCAAAAATTTGAATCTATACAAAATAAATATAAAGCAAAAGCACCTAATAAAAATGCAGGTGATCTTTTTAATATTACTTTTTCTTCAAACAAAAGTGTTTATGTTAATAACATTTTAAAAAAAACAAGAACTAATTTAGTTACTACTAGAGTTAATCAAGTAGATCAAAGAGTTAGATCAAAAATAGCAGCAGCTGTTGCTTCTGGAAGTAAATTTGAGTTTGATATTTTAGCTAAATCTGTAGAAGAAGAATATCAAGGTTTAGTTAATGATGGAATTATTGGTAAAAAGGATCTTGAAATTTACAGAAAAAAATTACCTAATTTAGTTGAAGTTGCACAAGTTAGAAAAATAGCAATAAACAATGCTTCACAGGCATTTTTAATATTATCTGATGCAAAAAATTTTACTACAATTCAAGGTGAAGAAAGAAGAAAACTTATAAGCGAATTTGGTACACTTGCCAAACAACAAGCAGATGTAACAAGTGCTGTATTAAATCAAAGTATTATTGATAAATCAAAAAAATTTATGGAAAAGTATGGAGATAACCAAAAATTTGGTTTTACTACACAAGAATTAGAAGAATTTAAAATTGGAAATGAAGAAGCTGATAATCAAATAGTAAGTTTAAATGAAAAAATAGTAAATCAACAATTTAGTTTTGATACAAATTACAATACAAATACAGATGTAATAAGTAAAATAGCATCTGGAGAAATCAAAAACACTTCAACTAAATTTTTATTAGCAGGTGAAACAGAAGCTAAAAGTATTTTAGAAAGAGCCGGAGATAAAACTATAAATAATAAAGATGTTAAATTTTTATCAGATGTTATTATTAGAAATAATAATGATACTTTTAAAAAACAAGACAAACAGTTTTTAAATTATTTTGAAGGTCTTGTACCACTACTTCAAGGTAATACTTTTTTAAATTACTTTGATAAAGAGTATAATGCTAAAGCTAGTGAATTAAGACAAACGCTACATACAAGATACTTAAATGGATTAGCACAAGGTGTTCAACCAAATGATTTGTTAAGTTATACATCTGAAAATTATATTGCTAAAGATATAAAAAATTATTTACCTAAAACTTCAGATTTGGGTAGCATTATTGTTGATATGGCTGCAGAAAATAATTCTACTATTGATGGACCACCAAGAATTGAAGGAGAAAATGCAGAACAATATTTAAAAAGAATAGAAACAATTAATATAGATGATGCTAGTTCTAGTTTAGATACAAATAAAGATGTGCAACAAGTAGGATTTGTAGGAGATTTAATTTTAGGTAAAGATAGATTTTTAATTGCTAATTGGAATAAACATTATCAAACTGATAACACTACAAAAAACTCTTTAAAAGCAAGAGAAAGATTAAGTAGAGATTATACAGTTCCAGATGAAGCGGTATCTGCAATAGAAAATGCTGCTACAAATTTTGCAGGTGATGGTGGTTTTTCAAAAGAATATTTAATAGATGCTTTAACTAAAATTGGTCAAATAGAAACACAGTATGAAACAAAAATACAAAGAGGAAATAATCCAGAAATAGAAAACTTTTATGCAAGGTCTTATTGGCAAATAGAAGTAGATACTGCAAAAGATTTATTAGAAAATTCTGCTCCTATATTTGGACAAAATTTTGAATTTACTTTTTCTAAATATGCAAAAGATGGTAAAACAGCTAGAGAAAGTTTATTAAATTTAGATGATAAAGATTTAGTTAATTTATTAGAAAAAGATGACACATTAGCTGCTAATATTGCAGCATCATTAATAGTAACTAGATTTAATACAGAAGAAGCATGAAACTAGCTGAACAAGAAATATTACTACAACAAGGTGGGTTTAGCCAAACAGAAATACAAAATTGGAAAAAAGATAAAGTATTAAAATTAAATGATGCTGGATTTAGTAACGCAGAAATATTAGAAGAGTTTGGTGTAGTTGCCACAGATACTAATTCTAATAAAGAATATTTTAATAGTGTAAAAGCTGAATTAGAAAACGAATACTATACACAAGAATCTATATCACCAGATGATGAATTTTTATATGAATCAAAAATAAATAGAGCTGATTCACCATCTTTAAAAGAAATAGTGGTGGGTAAAAATTTTGATGGAGATGAAATATTAAAGAGAGGTTGGGGTAAAACATTATATGATATGACATATAAATTAGCCACAGAACAAGGTTTATCAGAAGCATTTACACAAGAAGAGCCAGAAGATTATACTTGGTTTGAGGGTTTATTAGAAAGAGGTTTAACACTTGGTGCAGAGCTACCTATATATGGTTTAAGTTTTTTAGGAGGTACAGCCGCAACAGGTAGTCCTGTAGCTGGTGCATTTACTGCAGGAGCAATACCGGGTGCTGCAAGAGCTACAATACTTAAAGGATTAGAACAACAATCTTATGGACAACCAGTTGAAATAGTAAAAAATTTTTTAAAAGATGGAATTATTGAAGGTGCTAAACAAGGAACTATATTTGCAGCTGCTGCCATTGCTCCACAATTAAAAATACCTTTTGTTGGCAAACTTGCAGATAGATACTTAACAAGAGTAGCATCACAACTTACAGCATTTGAAGGTGTGGGTGCTGTATTAAATGGACAGTTACCAACATTAAGAGAGTTTAGTTATTCTGCAGTTATGTTTGGTGCTTTAGGTGTAAGACTACCTAAAAAAACTATGGAGAATAGAACTAAACAAATATTTATAGATACAGGTAAAAAACCTAATCAAGTATTTAAAGATTCTATAATTGATAAAACAATACTAGAAGATGTTGCGTCAAGAAATTATGTAAGAACTTATGAAAAATTATTAAATAGAAAAACTATAGAACAAAAAGTAAAACCAAAAAAACCAGAACAATTATTTAAAGATGAATTAGCAAATAAAGCTGCAGAAAATATTGCGTTCAAACCTAAATTAGAAATACCTACTGTTCAAAGATTAAAAGAAATGGGATCAACAGTTAAAAAAAAAACAATCATAGAAGGTATTGATACAAAATATCCTGTACTAGAAGCATTAAGAGAAGCAAAGGTAAACACTAAAACTGGTTTAGAAAAATTAAATTTATATGAACAAACAAGAATACTTGAAGGTATGCCAAACAGAGCTGCATATTTTATTGAATACAATACTTTAAATGGAAAAACATTAGCAGACAAAGGTTTAGGATTAAAAGATATAACAGCAAATATTGTTAAAAAAGGTAAAAATGAAATGCAACTATTTGAAACTTATCTTACAAACAGAAGAGCAGTAGAATTAAATGCCAGAGGTATTGAAACAGGATTTGATATTGCAACTGCAAAAGCATTTATTAAAAAATATAAATTACAATTTGAAGAAGCAGCAAAAAAAATAGACACATATCAAAGACACCTTTTAGAATATGCAGTTGATGGTGGTTTAATATCTAAAGATGCTTTTATTGCAATGACAGAAGCAAATAGAAATTATGTTACATTTGCAAGAGAGTTACCCAAAGATGGTAAAAAAGGTTATACTGAAGGATCAGTAAATCCATTTAAAAGAATTAAAGGAAGTAAAGAAAGAGTATTTCCACCACTAGATGCTATAGTAAAAAATACAAATAAAATTGTAAACCTTGCAGAACGAAATAAAGTTAAAGTTAATTTTATAGATTTTATAGAAAAGAAAAAAGGTGCGGCTGAAGCTGTTAATGCTCCAGATCCTTTTCCTTATATTAATAAAACAAAACCAATATTAAAACCTATAAAAATTCAAAGAAAAGAATTAGAAAGATTTTTTGAAAAATCAGAAATAGATAAAATGTCAGACAAAACTGTAGGCGAGTTTACAATATTTAGACAAGAATTTACAGCTACAGATAAAGGTCAAATACTTATTAAAAGAGATGGTAAAACAGAATCTTGGGATGTGGGTATTGATTTGGCAAATGCTTTTAAAACAATGGATCAACAAGGATCTAGTATGTTAATGAATTATCTTGGCGCTCCTGCAAGAACATTAAGAGCTGGTGCAATATTAATACCAGACTTTGCTGTACCTAACTTTTTTAGAGATACTATTCAAGCAAGTTTTTTAAATAAAGTTGGATTTGTTCCAATACAAGATTCAGTTATTGGTGCATTTAAAATTATTACAAAAGGTAATAATAAAAAAGCTATGGCAATGTATAAAAAATATGTCAAATCTGGTGGTATGCAATCTACATTATTAGCTGTTGATAAACCAAATATATTTGATGGTAAAGTTTTTGATATATTAAATAAAGGACCAATAAGAAATTCAGATAGAGGTATATTAGCTCCATTTAAAGCACTAACAAGATTGTCAGAGGAAATGACAAGATTTAGAATTTTTGAAAAAACTTATAAAAAAGCTATTGAAAAAGGTTTAACAGAAAAACAAGCTCTTGAAAGAGGAGGGTTTGAAGCTAGAAATCTTTTAGACTATGCTAAACGAGGATCACTAGGTGCAAACATAAATAGATTAGTTCCATTTTGGAACGCAAGAGTTCAAGGTTTAACAAGAGTATATGAAGCCTTTAGAGATCAACCCGGAAGAACGTCTGCTATGATTGGTGCTTACATTGTAATACCAACAATAGGTTTTTATATGTTAAATAAAGATGATAAAGATTATAAAGAAGAACCAGATTGGATTAAACAAAATTATTGGTATTTTAAAATAAATGATAAACCATACAGGTTTCCAAAACCATTTGAAGTAGGTACATTAGTTTCATCTGTTATTGAAAAAACTTTAGATTGGGTAAGAACAAATGAACCACAAGAATTTAATAATTTTGCAAAACAATTTTTTATAAATAATGCAAAAGGATTTAATCCTATGCCTACTGTAATTAGACCTATTGTAGAAAATTTTATGAATTATAGTTTTTTTAGAGATGCACCAATAGTTCCAAAATCATTAGATAAAAATTTACCTAATAAATTTTATTATACTGAATATACATCTGAAACATTTAAACTACTTTCTAAAACAATTAATGGATTAGTAGGAGATGACAGTTTTCTTGCAACCAAACCCATTCATGCAGAAAATGTATTTAGATCATGGACCGGTGGATTGGGTAGATACATTATAGACACTTTAGATTATGCTATAATTAAAGCTAAAATTATAGATGATCCTATCAAACCTACAGATACATTATCTAAAATACCTGTTGTTAGAGCATTTGATGTAAGAGATGTTCCGGGATATTCAGCTCAATCTATAGTTAAATTTTTTGAAGAATTTGAAAAAGTTGAGACTATTATCAATGGTATGGATTTTGCTAAAAAGGCAGGAGATTTTGAGGAATACCAAAGATTAAAAGAAACATTAAATGTAGACGAAGTTCAATTATTAGAATATAGAAAATCAATAAAAGAGATAGATAAGCAGATAAGAAACATATATAACTTAAAAGAATTTCCAAATGGTGATATACCAACACCAGATGAAAAAAGAGAGTTGATAGATGACTATTATAAATTAATGATAAATTTTGCTCAACAAGGGTTAAAGTATCTTGAACTAACAAGAAAAAAGTAATATAGAAAAGTAATATGACAGTATCAAGCACAACAGTAAAAAATTCTTATTCGGGTAATGATAGCACAACAGCTTTTGCTTATAGCTTTAAAATATTTGCAGACACAGATTTACAAGTAATTATCAGATCCTCTACAGGAACTGAAACAACCAAAACTCTAACCACGCACTATACAGTATCTGGTGCTGGAGACGCGTCAGGTGGTAATGTTACATTTACATCTGGGAATACTCCTGCAACTGGTGAAACAGTTGTTATTA